TGTATTACGTTTGGATATAATAAAACACTTATGTCATTATTTCTATATTTTGCCACTAATTTGTATGGCGCTCCAGTTATATCTATTACGGTAAAAGCTGAGTAATCCTGACCAACTCCCTCAGCAGTATCAGCTACCAGAACGTAAGTATGTTTTGGCTCTGGTGCTTCGTATACATCTAATCCGTCTCTAGAGAGAATTGGATTATTAAATGACATTTGAGCAATCGTATCAGCACCGATTAAGGTTAAACTAGAACCAAGGAAGTTACAAAGAACCTCTTGATTAAATTTCAGTTCGCCAAGAGTTGCCTTTTGTTCAGCTGCCCAATTCTCATCGCGACCTGGTATTTTCCAGTATGGAATAAACAGAGTAACGAAACCGTTTCGCCCCTTCTCAGCATCATTCCAAAACTTCCAAAAATGATTATATCCGTAGGGAGTGCTGCTTAAAAGAATCTTTGTTGTTTGACCAGCAGAAATCGTAGGATAAACCGAAGTAAAGAATTCTTCAGCCACTGTATTTGGAATAATTGCAGCTTCGTCAACATACAGTAAGTTTACAGATTTACCTCGAATACCAGAACGACCAGTTGCAGCTGTAAATACTTTTGATCCGTTTTCTAATTCAATATCACCTTTGTTCCAAGTAAGAACACCCTGCTGCATCCAGTCAGGCAATCCCTCATACATTATCTGATATCGATCTAAAACTTCTCGAGCAGCATCCTTTTTGTTAGCAAGAATCGCTACATTTTTGTTTGGCTGGAATAAAGTGTACCAGAGAATGTAGGCTGCAGAAGTAGTAGTTTTACCTTGCTGGCGACCTTCCATAAGAATAACTCTGCGGTTTTCATGGATAACTGTAAGTTTTTCTTTTTGACAATCGTATAGTTTGAATAGCTGAAGACCGTGATCAAGAGTTACAATATAGCAATAGTTTTCTACAAAATAAATGGGGTCAGACGAACATTTAACATATTCTTGGATTTGTTCTGGCGTAAACTGTACACTGACGCCAGCTGCTTTTAGATTCGCATTTGAATTATAAATTTGTGCCATAGCACCTCATTAATTAAAGATCGTTTATCCAGCTCTCACTTGTCACTGTTACAGTTCCTGGATCACCTTCTGCGGTATAAATTCTTAAACCTTGTCGGAATTGAGGATCTTCGCTAACATTAGAAATAACGGTATCAATAACTCCAGTATTAGAGAGACCACCGTATAGATTTAATTTTAATGTGAAGTTCAATGTATGAGTTACAAATCTGCGAGTTTGAAAATCACCCTCGTAATCATCTTGAACTGCTACGCTATTTAAAATAACAGGAACATCCTGTATTATGTTCATAGATGGGACAGAGTTAATCATTAGCGTATAGTCTGGCGTAAAAGTTGGAAGGATTTGCTCAATAATTTGCAAACCGTCTTCCTGTGTTTTCGTCAATACATAAAGAGTAATATCGATATTATAAGGAACTGGTGTAAACAAACTCTTCATAGTATCTTGGCTCGCATCGACACAGCGAACCTTATTCATTCTGTTTGCTTTACGTGCAGCATCATAATTATAACCAGTAATTTCAAACGACAATCTTGGTAATGTTGTATACGTATTATTCTGTAAATCTGGATCTGAATCTATTCTAACTATCCACTTTTCTTTTGGTGCATATGCTAGTGGAACTTGCAAACGCTGTATCGTTTGCCCACTTACAGAATCATCCTTTTTTCTATCGATGTAAATGTTACTAAAAAGACTACCGAAAGCAACGATAGTGCTTCTAATAATTCCATGGTAGAATACCTTTCCGTCTAACATTATTTGAGTTCTTCAATAATGCAGTAAGCATCACCTGCTATTCCGACTGCTGGCATATTTCTTGCTATTACTGTTACTCTGTAAATTTTATGGAAACTAGCATCAGCGAGAACAAAGGTTAAGGTGTCGCCAACCGTAGCCAAATTTTGCACTAATTGATAGTTTGTATTATTCGCATTAACAACTGCAGCGCCAGATAAAACATTTCCTGGATTTGGAGAAACTCTATAGACACTGATCGATACGTTATTAGATGGATTGCTATAATTGTACTGTACATCTAATGTATTGTTGTTATTTACAATCTTTATGGTAAGATTATCTCTAGTGGCATTCTGTTGTCCGACAACTATCGCAGCAGAGCCACCATGAGTATTAGTATTAGTTTCTGGGATAGTTGGCTTGTTGGTCAGATCATTATAAGATCCACTAAATGGCACTACCCATGAGAGAATAGCTCCATCAGTAGACAGATATCTTGCGTTGTTTCCAGTCTGAGAAGGAATTAGTCCAGCATTGTATATCTCAGTAAAGTTTGCATTTGTTTTGGTAAATGCTGTACGAAGAGGATCACCTGTTCCGTCGTTCGCCGCAGTTCCAATATTGATAGTTTGTTTAGCCATTTTAGTTTGTATCCGTAGTTACTTGATCTTCGTCAGCAGTAGTTCTAGTTGAATCTGCTCTGCCAAAATTATATGATGTTATAACTTCACCAAATGGGTTATCCGCATTAAACAGAACATCAACTGCTTCGCGTTTAAATTGATTATTATCACCAAACGAATCAGAAGTTTCAACTTCCACATTCTTGGTGATGTCAAAAGTTTTCAGTTCTTCAAATACATCAACCTCAGGTATATTAGTATCTAGTCTCTCAGAAGAATACTGGAACAGCTCAACCTGCAATTTGTAAACATACAATTTACCAAGCTGATAGAATGGATCCTGATGTGTTACAAACTTAATCTCGAACAAACCTTTGGTCAATGGGAAGTAGAGAAGATCTCCCTCGCATGGGCGATTGGGGAGAATAGTAGTTCCATGAACTCCAATCAACTGCTCCCAGCGTTTTCTTGCAACAGTAAGAGTTGCAGATTGCTCTAGCATTAATCCAAACTTCTGTATAAATGCACCTTGACCTGCAAAAGAGTCAATATTATCAAAGTACATTTCAATTGGATAACTGTTTTGAAATCTACTTAGACGATCTTCGCCAAGGATCTCATCTTTCGCCACCAACTGTCTGGGAATATAAAATAAATCCTTACCATAAATCTTTAAAGATTCAATGATTAGATCTTCAACAAGATTTTGCTCAGAGGATGTTCCCTGAGTAAAGTAAGAATTGGTTGGCATATTTAACCTAAGAAGAACTCAAGTGGAGCAGACTTAGTCATTAACTCATCTTCAAGTTCTTTTATCTCACCTACTGCTTCATCATATAACTTATCACCGTCCAATGTCACACCACCTGGTAATTGAATGCCTGAAAACTTTTTAAGATTAGTTCCCCACTGTTTTTTAAATTTAGCAGTAACATAATGCTTTAACCAAAGTTCATCCCATACTTTAGAATACTCTACTGGGTCCAAAGCACGATAGCACTCAACAACAATAAAGTCACCAAGCGCAACATCAGATTCCCAGTTAACATCTAGGAATAACTTGTTCTGACGACGATTGAATCTAAACTGTGGGTGACCATTTAACTCTAAGTCTAGCAGAGCCAAATGCGACATAACTGTTTTGTAATAGATTATACTTGTAGATGTAAGATCGTACAAGTCATTTAAACGCAACTGATATTGCAGATCAAATAGATTCTTTGAAGATGATGCTTGGCTGAATGGGAGAATACGAACTACGCCATAAACTGCATCGGGAATATCAATGTATCTTTTATCGTATGCGCCCAGTGTAACTGCTGGTGTTCCAAGAGTTGCAGTTACGTTACTATTTGTACCACGAATTGTTTCGCCTACTGCAAAAGTTCCAGTTACATTTTTAACCAGAAGTGTGTTGCCTGAAGAGGAGCGACTTGTTTCTTTTACACATGTAGCAGTAGCACCAGAAGTTAACCCTGTTACTATTTCAGGAACTGCGAAATTTTGTGCATTGTTTGTTGTAAGTTTAAGTTCAGAAGCACTAATCAAATGCTTCATGTAAACTTTCTCAATACCATCAGGATGATATAATCTCCAGTATTCTAAAGATTCGTCAATACGATCTTCTAACTGTGTATCATCTACGTTGATTTCAAGAACAGGTTTACCCAGCTCTCTCAAACAGTATTCTTTTAATTGGCTTCGTGTGGTAACTGGCATTGCAATAATCCTTTTTGATTATTTATTAACCTGTAAATGTTCCGGATGTTGTGAATGTGTGGTAGGTATATCCATCAACACTGGTAACAGTACCACCTGATCCTCTTTGTGGACCAGCATATCTTATGATGAAAACGCCAGAGCCTCCAGCACCACCTGCTCCTTGACCAGCAGTTCCTCTTCCGTTACCACCATTTCCAGTATTTGCCGTTCCAGGACTTGTGCCTGAAAATCCACCAGCAGAATATATATTTCCGTTTAACCATGTTATACCTGGACCACCTGCAGAAGAAGTTCCTACACCACCAGCACCACCACCTCCACCACCAGCATTACTTGCAAATGCACCTCCAGCATTTCCATGTCCATATCCTACAGTGCTAACTTGATTAGATGGACCTCCACCACCGCTGAATCCGCCTCCTCCACCACTACCTCCAGTATTTCCAACGGAAGCATTAAATCCAATATAATCATCTCCTCCACCTCCACCACCAACAGAAGTAACAGTATAATTTGCATTAACTAAAGTAGAATTAGTACCATTTCCACCAGATGAAGAACCGCCAGCGCCAATAGTTACCGTATATGTTTCTCCAGATATAACATTAAATTGATTTCCAGTAGTATATACTAATCCTCCAGCACCACCACTAGCATTAGCATATCCTCCACTATAATAACCAGCACCACCACCGCCTGCAGCTAAAACTATATCTGCATCATATCCATACTTTTGTTTGATGATAAGGATACCAGATCCACCAGCACCACCTGGTCCTACTGTGCCGCCTCCTCCAGCTCCGCCACCACCAGTCGCAGCAATACCACTTCTAGAAGCACCAGATGACCCACCTCCACCAACACCTCCAATTGCTGTTTCATTAACTTGTGTTGGTAAATTTACAGTTTGTGAATCTATGCTTGCGCCGCCACCACCATAATATCCTCTGGTTCCCGTTAATGTATTTGATGAGTTGGTTCCTCGTATCTCCCATCCAGTCATTAATCGACCTGCACCACCATTCCCGTATGTACTTCCTGCAGAGCTAGCACCGCCTCCAGATCCAGTCGCTGCTCGACTGTTAACTCCAAAAGAGCTTGTTCCTCCACCACCAGCATTTCCATATCCACCAGTTGCACTTCCTGCCTGTGTAGAGCCTCCACCATTAGTATTTAAAATTCCCCCATTATCATTTGGTTTTCCGCCACCACCACCAGATCCACCAGAGAATCCACCACTAGTAGTCCCGCCAACTCCACCACCATAACCAATCCATTCAACAGGCAATGCGTTTTTAGTTATTGATGTATTACCTCCAGTAGTTCCTGATGCTCCTGCACCAACATTAATTCCAAATAATTGATTTCCTCCAATGTATGCAATGGCAGTAGCACCTGATCCACCACCACCTGTAAATGATATTGTTGGAGCACTTGTGTAGCCAACGCCATTATTTGTAACACTTATGGATGTAACAGCACCACCAGAAACTGTTGCTGTTGCTGTTGCTGCTGTAGTTGGAGTATTTCCGCCAACAGGAGTTATTACAACAGTTGGAGCAGAAGTATACCCAGTACCACCAGAAGATACTCTGATGGCAGAAACTTTTTGGTAATATACACTTGACGACGCATTTAATATAACATTAAGTTTTTCGGCA